TTTCTACTCTATGAGTTGCCATTTCTCCATATAATGAGTTATCGACTTTATGTTCGTTCAATACAAATGGTATTACCCAAGAGCTACATAAAATTACACTATCATCTACTTTACAATCCCAATCAAATCCACTATGTTCAACTTTATAAAAGTATACATTGTTAGGAGTAAGTTTATATTTATTTAAATTATCTAAATCTATATCCTTTAATTTACTTTTATCTCTTATTATTAAATGACCGTCATAAAATTCATCGTTATTAAATTCATGTTCTTTGATTTGCATATATATTGAACTATTACTTCCTGAGTAGATGTCAAAGTTAAATGGTATATCAATATCATCTATATCTCCACTAATAGTAAACTTACTGTTATAAAAATCGTTATTCATTAATTATTCTTTGTCTTAGTATATTACTGCCGTTATAGTTCTGAATTAAATCAGAATTATGTTGTAAATTTTCTTTCATATCTACATACATTTCAAATATTTCTTTTTTAGATTTTTTACTTAGAATATCTATATTTTTTAGAACCCCTTTAAATCTATCCCACCCTTCTGGTAATTCATCGTAAGATTCATCCCACCATTTATCAAATGTTTTAAATCCATTATTTCTTAATACCTCTAAATGTTTATGAGGGCCAAACTGTAATATAGGATGGCCACAGTACATAGGGTTAAACGTAGAACTATGTAAATGGCAACAGTTTTCAACAAATGGAAATGCACACATAACTACGCTTATTAAAGTATTTCTGTAATGTATAGGTTGAAAAGGTAAATCTGCGTTAAAATTACCTTCACCAAAACCAGGTTCTCCATGATTAGTAGCATCAGTTTTATCGATATCTATAGGGCATTTTTCTTTTACTTCTCTTATATTATCAATATTTAGTAAATCTCCAAAATTCATAGGAGGATAAGTATAATCAGGTAGTTCAGGAAAGCTTATTTTAAACTTATCATATAACTTATTCCTGTTTATATAAAACATAAAAAGATTACGTTCGGGTCTTCCTGTTCTATTTACTTTTAAAAACTCTTTTATATTTAAAAAATTATCTCTTTTGTACTGTATTTCTTTTTCTATATCTACTACTTCAGGTAAATGACCTAAACCTTTTAAACGTTGTACATCCATAACATTATACATAAATGAGATAACTTTTATATTATTATGATGTCTATAGTTTTTATTTTTCCACGTTTCATGTTCTAATTCTCCTACTAAACTATTAGTAACGTAATATATTTGAGATGCAGGAAGATCTAGCCCATCAATAGAGCTGTATAAAGCTGTATAAAACTTAGCTACTCTATCTCCCTCCATGGTATTATCTAAAACTAATTTACATTGTTTAGATCTAATTTTTTCTAAAATATGAGAAGGTATAAGATTTAAGTATTTAGCAGCTAATTCATTATTATGGTGTAAAACTACTGGGTATATAAATTCTTGATCCCAGTTAAAGTTGGTTTCATTTACTTTTGTTATATTTAAAAATCTTGGCATATCAGAATGTGAAAATAAAGGTCTTACCATTCTATAACCTCTAGGATCGAATTCTTCTATTTCGGTTACACCTTCATATAAAGAAAGTATTTCTTTAGATGGATTATGTAAACTTACTTGATTAAAATTATCTTCTAAACTTATCATATATGTAACTACTTAAATACTTTGCCCATAGTTCATGTCCTTTTTCAGTAGGATGGTAATCTAATAACTTCTCTTCTGTATCAAAAGATAGTAAGTAAGAAATAAAAGTATCTTTAAAAAATACATTCTTATATACATTATTATACTCTTTTAAAATATTATTTATTTCTAGTCTTTTTAAAGTATCCAATTCAGTTTCGTTAGAAAAATTAGAGATATATTTTTCAAACTTAGGTGATTCTAATAACTGGTGTGAATCTTCATTAAGTACTTCGTCTTTATTCTCATAAAAGCTATTAAAGAATATATGTTTAATATTTAATGATTTTAAAAAATAATGTAACGAAATATTATGTATACAGTGTCTAGTAATAAATTCTTCTGCATGCCAGTGATTTTTTACATATAATTTATAAAAATCTATTAACTCCTTCCGTTCGGAAGTCCAGTGTTCTAGCTCAGCTGGGTACAGACATTCCCATTCACCTCCTCCTTCATTATGCCATTTATAAAAGAAATCTTTTCTTTCAGGAGAAGACCATCCAATTACTACTAATAAATCTTCAGGTTTATTATTTTTAAGTAGCCCAAGTATATCATTAACTGTGCTTCTAAATATTCTATCATTTGAACCGCCTGCATGACTATTATTTATTACTTCTATATTAAGTTCTTTTCCTATCTTGTGAGGCCATACTCTTGGTAACCTATACGGTTTATTATCAGGATCGTTTACTTTAGAAAGATTATCTCCAAAAAGCTCAGGATCTACTATATCACCTGCGGTCCAGCTATCACCGTTAGTATATAAAGTTTTAAAATTTAATCCAGCCATTCCTTACTGTATTTTATTGGATGATTACCGTTTGATGATTGATCTAATATTTTATATTGAGTAGTATTTTTAAAGTCTGATGTAAATATGTTTTCTTTATTAGTAAGAGATTTAGTTTTATCATTAAACTCTTCGTAGTTATTGAAGAATAGTTCAATATCTCTTTCTGGTGTAATGCCGTATTGTATATGCATTCTATCTATATCACCATAAAATATATCATTATGATCAGGGTTAACTCTAGTAGCTGCTCCAATCCATAAAAAGCTATAACTATAATCAGCAAGTTTTTTTATTTCTTCTACTTTTTCTTCACCGTTTAAAGTAAATATAAATTTATCTCCTCTCCTCTTTACAGTAACGTCAAAATATTCACTATCTTGTTTGTCAGTTACATCAAACATAATAGTTTTTATATCATCATCTCCTTTTTCTTCATTATAGCACCAATATTCAAACATAACAAAGTGGTGTATATCTTCTCCTGATCTTCCTAATGCATAAAATACTCCAATATGTTTTCCGTTTTTACCTATTACACAACCAGCTTTTCTCCATTCGTCACCTAATTCTTCTATAAACTTATCTATATCAGGGGTAAATCGAACCATTACGGTACAGTCTTTAGTCCATATAGCATCGGGTTCGTTTCTTACTAATTTATTTTTATTACCTGCAGGAAACAGATAAGAGTTATCAAAACCTATTTTCATCTTATAAAGTTAAAGTATATTCGTAAAAATCAGCTAATTCTGGGAATGTCTTTTTAAAGTCGGTTCCTCTTCTTTCATCATGTGCTCTAAAGTACCTTCCAAAGTTAGATCTTTGATTTAATAATTTTTGCTCGTCTTTAGCAGAAATCATCCAATCGTATGCTCTTTTTAATTTTTGTATTTCAACATCAGAGTAACCTACTAATTTATTATCAAATTTTGGAATACCTAAATAATCAGCATGTTGAGCAAAAGAAAGAACTTCGTTAGCCCATACAGATGGAATTACTTGTAATGTTTGATGAGTAGGAAATCTTAAATAAGAAGAATCTAAAAATACTGCTGAAGCCCAATATCTGTCAGTAGAGGTATAATCTTGTTTTAATTTATATACTCCATCTATAAGCTTTCTATAACTAGGAACTGATAATCCGTTAAACGTAGACATAATAGTTAGATTTACTCTAGGACATGCTGTTAATATCTTATTCATATTATCCCAGAATCTATTAAATTCTAATCCATTTCTTATATATTCAGCTTGTTCCCCCCAAGCATCGACTGAGGTAAATATAATAAATTCTTTTACTTTACCAGCATCTTCTATCTGTTTGATTTTTTCTATAAATTTATTTACTAATCCATCGTTAATACCTAAATTTGAATTAATAGCTAGATTTAAATTAGTATTAGGATTAGGTTCATTAATAATAAAATCTAAAATTTTCCAAGTATCTTTAGCCATTAGAGGTTCACCACCAGTAATTCTAAATGTGTGTAAATCTCTATACAAATCAGGCCACCATTTCCAAAATGCTTCTACATATGGATTATAATCTTTATGGTGTATAGGCATTTTTTTATTAGCTTTTAAATACTCTATATCGTTAAATCTATCATCAGTAGGGTAAGGACCGTGCTCTTTTGCTTCTTGTACCCAAGCTGACGAGAAAGAAGGACCACAATAAGAACATTTAAAATTACAATTATTAGAAAATGCAACTTCTACATAACGAGGGTTAAAATCTTGTCTCCAACCTAAATTAACTATTTCATCGTAATGTGGAGCTGACCAGCTTTCGTTAGATTTGAAAGTCCTATCAGAGAATGAATCTGAGTTATCTTCTACATTCCAGCAGTAATCGCATTCCTTAGGTCTTTTACCTTCAAGCATCTCTTTTCTTTTCTGCTTTTTAAATAAAGTATTATGCAATGCTGATGGGTTTCTTTTTAACTCTCCTACCGGTATATGATGTGTAGACGGGTGGTGACATGAATGAGTTTGTCCCATCTGTAAGTGTATGGTTACTTGTGTCCATTTTGCTAAACACATTCCACATCCTACTTTATCTAACTTTTTCTTAGTATTTATATAGTCAGGATTAGTAAAAGAAATTTTCGAAGTTTCTGCTGTCATAATTTTATATCTATCATCTTAGCCCAAGGAGTAAATTTAGTCTCTTTTACAAACTCATATTTAACTTGCTTGATTCCGTCTTGTTTATAATTTAATTTATCTTGTTGCATTTTTAATACATACCTTCTTTCATTAGCTGCTGTTGTTTCTCCTTTAGCCCACTTCCCATTTACTAATCCTTCATCTTTATGAGGTAAACATCTCATTTTACCATCTACTCTATGTGGTAGTATAGAGTTAGGTATCTTTACTTTTTCTTCTTTTAATTCTACGTTAACTGCGCTATACTCTTCAGGTATACCATTAGTAAAATTAGTATTAATTGCAATTTCGTCTAGGGGTAATTCTTTATGTAAATTAGCAACCTCTTTAGGTGATAAAGCTCTATTCCATCCATAAACTCTTGCTATATCTCCTTTAAAATATTTAGCAGCGCTATCATTTTTTTCATGTAACGATGCTCCTAAATAAATATGTTTTGAATCATACTTTAAAAGTCTACCGTTAAATTCTAATGGAGAAGGACTACCGTAGCCTCCTTTTGAATCAACTTCTGTACCGTTTAAATAAAAATGAGCTTTTTTCGATATATCATCAATTACTACTGTTAACCAAGACCATTGGCTATCATATCTTTTAACCCACATATAGTTATGTTGATGAAACATATTCCAAAACTGTAACGAAAGAGCTCTAGAATTATTAAAAGATAAACCGTAGTCGTACCCCGGTACTCTTAAAATAGGGTATTCAACGTATTTAGCTTCATTATCACCTATTAAATGTATCCTTTGTTTATCAGGTTGTTGATATGCTCTACATAAGACTGAGATGGTATGTGATCGAGAAGGTATACTTTTTATACTTCTAGTATATGGTATTTTAACTACCGAATCGGAACCATTAAAGGATAAAAACTTTTGTTTGATAGCTTTTTCTAATAAATATGTATCATTAGTATACCCTTCTTTATAACATCTCCAAAAAAGATCATCATCTTCCATACCCCAGTCCCAATAATCATTTGAGTATCCATTAGTTTTTTCAACTTGTTCTTTACTAAATACTACAGCACCACCGAAATATTCATGATACTTTAGTTTATAATCCATTTGAGATATTTTAGTAGCAATATGTCTTGGATGTTCTTCGGGGAAAGAATAATCTGCTCCTCCTCCTTCTTCAGGTATCATATCAATATCATGCCAAACTATATAATCACATCCTTCTTCAAATGCGTGTTTAGCTGCTATATTTTTTGTAGCTCCTCTATTAAATAGTTTATCATCTACTTGATGGCAAAAATATATTTGAAAATCAATATTTCTATTCTTAAGATATTTTCCTACCTTAGGAATAAATTCATGCATATGTAACTCTCTATTTCTATAAGGGACACATACTCCTAGTTTCATAATTCTACGTTTAAATGTATGTACTTATTAGTTGTATTTCTTTTATTCAATTTAAAATCTAATGAATTAATACCGTCTTTATCTATATCATGAAATCCTTTTGAAACTTCATTATGATATTTTAACTGATTCCATCTTGTCATTTTATCTTTCCAATTCCCGTCTGTAAATCCATTATTATCGTGAACTAAATGTTTTATTTTACTACTTCTTCTATAAGGAATATATTGAATATCTCTCAGCTTATTAGAACTTTTAGTTATTTCACAGTTAAAAATACGACCTAAATTATTATTACCGGAAAGATCTATAGTTTTATAGTCTTTTACAAACTTTGTATCATAGTAAGTAGTTAAAAAGTGTGAGTCTGAATAGTCTTCGAATTCTTGAGATAAACTATAATGTTTATTTTCGAATATACTATTTAACTGTTTTTTATTTAAATAACTTTTATAAAAAGCAATATTATTAATAGTTCCTTTAAAAAACGATTCAGTACCTTTACTACTACCTATGTAAGCTTTAGATTCTTCATTATAGTTATAAAAACTATGAGGCACCTCTATCTTACCTACTAATTTATTATTAAGATAAAAATATATTAACTGTTGCTGTTTACTATAAGTAACAAAAAGTTTAGTTGGTAAATTCCTAATGTTACTAATATCTGAGAATATTTGATGATAGTTATTCAAAGAATCAAAAAACTCTAATTTATATCTATTAAAAGAAGTATACGAAATAGAAAAATCGAATCCTGGTATGGAAAATAAACTAAACTTATCAGAATCAGATCTATGGTTAAAGAAATTCTTTTCTGGTACAAATTCTAATATAATAGAAAATGAATCCTTTATATTAATAGGATTTAACATCTCTATATAAGCATTTGCTCCGTTAAATTTCAAATCTGTACGAGGTGGAATAACAACTTCTTTTTTAATTGTATTAAGCTTAAGATTATTCATTATACACCTATGCATTAGATCATCATCTTCAAATCCCCATCCCCAATAATTGTTTGAAAATCCATTGATTCTCTCAAAATCGGGGGTAGGAAATAAAGTAATACCTCCGAAATACTCTTCGAAAGGTAATAAATCAGTTGCTAAATGTACTGGGTAATCTATTCCTCCATAATTTACATCTATAGGAAGCATGTCCACATCGTGAAACACAACGTAATCACATCTTCTTCTTTGAGCTTCTGTAAACCCAATATTAAGTAATTTACCACGATTAAACGGTTTATCGTCATCCTGCTCTACTACTATAAGAAAATAATCATACTTCCTATTTTGTAAATACTGTTGAATAAAGGTTGTGAATTTATCTAACTGCTCCTGCCTATCTCTGTAAGGAACTATGATAGCTAATCTTTCCACACTTACTCTCCTTTTCCAACATACTTCTCGTAATACTCAGTCAAATACCATTGCGCTCTTTCACTCCACTCAGTCTTATCGATGTCTTCAAACCAATAAGCTAAGGCGTCAACAGAGGCAGCGATTTTTTCTAATGCTTTCACTTTTCTTTCTTCAAGTGCTGCAGCATCATCTTTACTAGTTACTCTTGTAGCCATAATTTAAATTTTAATGATTAAACTTGTTAATTTACTCCAATTGCTATAATCGTTATAATTAATATAGTTAAAATTATTCAATTCTTCAACTAAATAATCATTTTTTTTTATATTAATTTTCCAATCGCAATCTTTAATTGCTTCATACATTTTCATGTATTCATTAGAATATGAATATTCTTGATTATTATCAGCAACTTCTTTTATACGTTTTATACAAGTACTATCCCACTTAAAATGGTGTACTTGAGTAAAACACTCTTCAACTGGGTATCTTTTAGGATGTTTTAAACCCCAGCTATTATTTCCATTCTCGAACAAAGCATAATGTTGTCCGGAAGTTATTTTTTGGTTCCCTTTAGCTAATGTTACTTTATTAGGACATGCACCAGACATTGGATATCTAAAAAAACCTCCATTACTAAATTCTTTGTAAATATTAGTATCTCTGTCAACTTTTGGAAAAGTACCATCTTTACCTATTCTATCTAAGAAACCTCCAGAAACAAAAGAATAACCATTGTTATTACATTGTTTGATAATATACTCTAAATCAGTAGGATAACATTGTAGTTCATCGTCATCTGATATTATCCACCAATCGTCAGGTTTTGTAGCTCTGACTGTATTATAAATGTCTGTAACTCTTTCCCAGTGGTACTTTTTATCTGTTACTACCCAAAAAGGTTTTATTCCTAGTTCTTCTACTTCTTCTAATATACCGTCATTAGTATCTTGCCTATAAACTACAACATATAACTTATCTACCATATTCTCGTAATGTTTGAGCATATGGGGTAAAATATGAGTATTTCGTCCTACTACTGTAATTAAATTAAGCACGTTGTAATAAAGTTATTCCGGTTGAACTTGGTTTAGAAGGAAAGTTACCATTATTAAAAAAGTTAAATTGTTTCCACTCCTGTCCTATTTCTTTTATAAATTTAGGAGGTCCATCAAAAAACTCATAATATTCCTTTTCGTCTTCAGTAATAATTAATTCTTTTTGAAATTTTTCATCTGAGTCGTGAATAGAGATCATTCCATTAGGAGCTAAGAGTTTACTATATAATTCAAAATCGTTTTTTACATCTTCATATGAATGTCCTGCGTCAATATGTAAAAAATCTATTTTTATATCTTGTTTTACAAAATAGTTATAGTATGCGTTTTCAGTTGTTTCTTTTATATATCTTGGTGCAAATTGGTATCTAAAAAATGTTTTATCATCTTCATAATTTATCTTACCGCCTACTCCATTAGCTGCATCAACTAAATAAGTTACTCCTATATCTCCATGATTATAGTCAATGCTTCCTTCGAATATACCTTGTGCATGTAAATCTAATCTTGCTTGAGTCATAATACGTGGAATATATCCTCCACCTGAGCCTAAACAAACACAGGTTTTATATCTCATTAACTGAATTATAGTATAAATTAGTAAACCATCTCCTAAGTCATAATCTGTTGCTCCATGAGTCCATCTATACTTTACAGGGTTGAACTTTTTTAACTCTTTGCCGTTGAGGTCTTTATCTAACTCAACATCATTCGTTATGAATTGTCTTATATACTCTTTGTCTAAAATACTCATTATAATCTTTTAATTTTAGATAAATCTAATATAGGAAAATTTAAGCAATTTTCCAAATGTTTTATTTCTTTTTTATAATCGTACCCTTCTTTATTATCAACTATCCAATTTTTTTCAGGTCCATAATGTTTAAGATATCTACCTGATTCGTTAATTGTCCATATCCCTTTTTCATTATTTTTATCCCATTTCCAATCTTTACAATTCCAATCAGTAGAAATTAAACTATGATAATCAACTTTATTTTTATCTAATAAATGTTTAAGTAAAAGCTGCTCAGCAAATATTAAATATTGTGAATGAGGTACATTCATAGAAGTAAACTCCTCCATTAACTTTAAACTTAAATTAGCATATTCTTGAGTAAACTTATCTTCATGTCTTAGCAGAGCTTTATTAATTGTTTCCATTTTATCTCGTTCAGCTACTCCACCAAAAATAATTATAGACTCATGTTTCAGGTATGGTAATACTTTTTCAAAAAAAGAATCATAAGTATTAGCATTAAAAGGGTGAATATCCATAAAACATATA